GAAGTTATTGATGAAGATAATAACTTAGAGGACTTAAGTGAAGGTCGTGCTGTTGTTGACACAACTCCATCCTCTGTGAATACAGATGAGGATGAAGAAGATGCACTCAGCTATTTTGCAAAATTAGCTGAAAATTAGAAAATACCCCGAAAAAAATTTCGGGCCATTTTTTACGCCAGAGGTCGCTCAAAACGACCTCTTTTTTATGGCGAAATTATTCTTGGATTTTGTGTTCGTTTTAAATCATCAGTGATATATTGACTCGAATCTTTATACTGCATTATATCGTTAATATCTCTCAAGAAAACATCCAATAATTCTGGTCTTAAAATATCAATATTTCTTTTTGCATCATTTAAGTTTGTTTCGTGTTCAAGAAATGAAACTGAAGTTATCTCAGATTTTGTGAATGTAGAACCTCTATCTGTGTATGTGACAGAGTGATTTGATTTAACGTATAAACCAGCTGGTTGTATTAAATTTTGTCTTGAATCTCTTATCACTTTTGTTTCATAATGATGAATATTTGATAAATCCTGAGCAGTGTATTTTTCATTTAAATATGTTAAAAAATCTTGATTTCCCATTGGCCATTCATCTCTTACATGAATTATATTATTTGTAGTTAATATAACCCAATCTAAAGCAGCATCACCGTAAAAATCATATGCAACTTCATCTGGTCTCTCATCACCCTCAACTGAATATTTTGTGAAATTGACCATATCACCAAAAACATCATCACGCACGACAGCTCTTTTGAAGAGATTTTTAACTATTTCATAATCATAAACAGATTTTCGATCATTCTTTAGTGAAGGATAATCTAAATCTGGTAATTGTCTAAAATAAGAATTTGCTGAATATGTCATTTTAATATCCTACAGAACCCTCTGGAAGTCTTTCATGATCTCCTTTATATATTGGTCTCAATTCAGCAAAGTTTAAACTCATTTTAATTGCAACTGGTTGAGAATCTTGATAAGCAGACCAATAACCATTTGGAGCATAATCAACCGCAATGGTTCTCAATGCAAGTCCGCCTGGGCTAAATCTATTTACTGTATTTAATTGATCCATAGGCCCTTGACCCCTTTTATATTCAAGTGTAAAAATATCAGGAGTATTTAAAAAAGTTGAATTATTAAATTGAGGAGCCATTCCCAATTTGAACCATCTGATAATCCTTCTAATTTCAGCTCCTTCTTGACGACTTCTTGCAATCATTAAGAAATCAAAGTTAAAATCTCTTAGAACAGGGCCTTGGAACAATAATTCAGCATTAGGATTCAAAACTCTTCCCGAAGCTCTTGCAAGAAGTTCATCTTGTGTTATTGTTTGACCTGTTGCTCTTACTGAGGCCTCAGCCAATGTTGCTGCAACGATGGCGTTTTTAACATCACCAAAACCACTTGTTCTATCAGGATTTTTCTTTAATCGTTTTGCAATCTTTTTAGCAGCTTTGAAATCTGGGTCATTTTTGTCGCCTCCTCCAATGAAGTTCCCAGCGAGTGAGGCAGCAGCTAATCCAAGAATGTTTAGTTCACTCTCACCCCATTCTGCTCCATTGGTATCAACAACTTTTGGCATTGGAAGAATCACACTACCTTCAAGTTGACTACCCAACATACTGTCGCCAGGTTTATTAACATTGTACTTGGTTGTAACTGTGGCCTTTTTATTATGTTCTTTTGCTCTTTTTGAATTACCACCCTGCGTATTTCCTTTCCATTCTTTTCCTTCGGGTATATAAGATCTCGTCTTTTCAGTTGATGTTGCACCTCTTGATCCTTGAACACTTGGTCTTTTATACTTATATTTT